CAGACACCTTTTCTCGAATGTTCTCTTGGGAGTTCTGGAAAAGTACTTTTGGCTCTCTATTCAATTGGATCCCCGGCGTCAACATTGGCGGCGATGATGGCGATAATGGCGATGATGGTGATTCTGAGGGAGGTCTCTCTAGTCTCGCTAGTCGTTTGACAGACACCTTTTCTCGAATGTTCTCTTTGGAGTTCTGGATGGAGAAAATCGCAGATGTCTTGAAGAGTTTCTTGCCAGATTGGGTTGTTGATCGGCTTCCGGGTATTGACACGGGAAGCAGCGACGATGATGGCCCAGGTATAAGAGAACGAGTTTCTGGTTGGTTTGGTGGCGGTGACGATGATGATGAAGATCTTACTGGTTCCGATTCACGCCGCCGTGACCGAGAAGCCGAGCTTGCGCGTGCGCGGGAACAGGAACAGAATGAAGCATTGCAGCGAGAGCTGACAGCGGCAACTGGTGGAAGAGGTGGCATGAACACTGTCACAAACGCCAACATTCAAAACAACTATAGCAACAGCACAACAGCTCTTGCACCTGCGCGTTCAACAAAGCCAAGTGGACCAATGTCTCGCTATTCAACAGCACCTGACGCGCCCTGAGGAGTCCTCAGACAAGTGGAGCCCGCACGCGGGCTCCAGTCTCGGGTGGATTGTTAGACCCTGTTAGAGGTCCTTAAAGGGAAGATCGTCGTCATCATCCTCTGCGAGCTTCTTGTACTGGTCCAAGTCGTCATCGCCAGAGTCTGACACGTCAATCTGCGACTCACCCGGCTCCGGCTTGCTTCCGGTTTCCGTCTGCGTTGCCTCATGCGTAGTCATTTGCTCACGGCGCTGGTTGTCAGTGGCGTTTTCCGGCGTCTCGCCTGCCAGCTTCCAAACCGGGTCGTGAGGACCAACAGCCTTGACGAAGCGGTTGCGCAGCGTCTCATAGTCCTTGAAAGCATCCGGCTTCACAAACTCCTGCAGACTGTGCAGGTTCTCGTACACTTCTTCCAGCTTGTTCTCATCGCCATCAAACAGTGCGCTCGGGCTCTCAAACTCTGACTTGTCATAGTTTGTCTGCCCGTCTACACGACGAATCTTGAACTTGAAGTTTGCACCATCCCAGAAGTCAAACGGGTTAAACGGTTCCTCGTCATCAAACTCTGGACGCAGGCAGCTCTTGACCATGTCGTGAATCTTCTTGCCGTATTTGAACAAGAAGACCTTGCCCTCGTTTTCCGGATTCTTGGGATCCTTGATGACCAGGATATTGGAGACGTAGGTGAGACGACGCTTACGGCTACGCGCAAGCTCCTTGTACTCATCTACACCGCTGTCCCACAGGATGCTGTTGTAGTAGGTTACAGGGTCATCATCACCCAACGTCGTACGGCTGTTCTCAATGTACCAGCCACCCGGACCCTTAAAGCCGTGGTGCCAGTAGTAGACGTAGGGCATCTCTTCGCCCTGAGGCTCTGGAAGGAAACGGATAATGGTTGCGGCGTTACCATTATCGTCGCGCTGCGGGTACCAAAAGCGGTCGTCCTGAAAGCTCTTACCGCCCTTTTCCTCTTGATCCGTTTTTTGGCGGAGTTGATCAATCTTACTACCGCGCTTTTTCTTCAGATCTGCTAGACTCATTCGTATCGTCCTCTTGTTGCTTTAGTATTTTCGCCGATCTCCGGCATCTGTAATTTACTGTTGCGGTGAGAATGAGATTACGCTATCTACTTTGAAACACCTCCATGCTTCTTTCTCCAGGTCAAAAACAACGACATTGTCGTCTGAGGGAGTACGAGGATTCGTGTCCTCATCCCTCTCCTTAAAACCTGTATTATACTGCGAAATGACCTCGTTGTCAAGAGTGGCGAACATTTTTCTTTGCTCGCCGTTCTTCTTTGTGAACTCGACAACGTAGACGCCTTCACGCAGGCACTGCCTGTACTCATCTGCTGTCATTTGCGTTTAGTCCTCGTCAGTCGGATTGGGATCAAGCTGCTCAATTTCTTCAGGATCCGCTGCCGCTGCATACGCCTCTTCCTTTTGCGGCGCTTTCTTCTTAGATCCTTGGCTTCCCTTTGTATTTGATGTGCTCTTTGTTTTGTTAGTGCTTTTGGAAGTACCTTTTGTGGTTCCTCCCTTCTTGCTGCTAACTGGGTTCTGAATCAGATCCGGGAAAGCCTCAGTGACCACGTCGGGCGTAATTGCAGTGTAGAGGTCGTGTAAACGCTGATCCTTTGCGTAAAGGAGGATCAGCTGATTGCTCTTACTCAGTGCCTCGAGGTGACGGATGAACAGCATCTCACGTCGCTTCTGTGCCAGGTTCGGATAGCCGCCCCTGACGAAATAGTGAAGCTTCTGTGCAGTTTTGCTTAGACGTGCCGTACCTTCAACCTCGGAAGAGGGTGTGAACGGGACTTCGCCCTCTGGTAGTTGCCATTCGACATCTTTGTCATAAGCAGCCTTGAGGACTCGCTTCAGCGGGCATCCATTCTTTCCGGAAGAACCAGCGCGCAATGCCTTGACACGGTCCTCCTTTTTCGTTTGGCTCTGGACGTATTTGAGAACCTCATCTACGTCGTATTCGTGTAATGGTTTTTGTGCCATATCAGATTAACGCTCCTGGTGATTGGTGGGAGAAATCGTTGAGTTGGTCGAGGAGGCGATCCATTTTGTTCTTTGCAAGATACTTCATGAGCTTGGAAGAACCAGTGTACGCCTCCTTCTGTTGTTTCATTTGACGGTGGATCTCGCGCTTCCACTCGTTAGTTTGCTCGCAGTCCGTGCTAGCGTATTGCAAATCAACAAGGACACGGTTGCGGTCGAAGAAGTTATCTGCGGCACCCTCTCCGCACCGCTCATTAAGGAATGAGCGCAGTGCATCGTCGCCTTGCTGGTAGTGCTCCCAGGCTTCCTCAATGAGCGTCTTCTTCATTGGCTTCTGACGCTTACCATCCACCATAAGCGTGTCACTGTCGCTGAGAATGTTGGGAATGCCGTCGCCCGTGTCGCCCTTCATGATGTGCTCAAACAGGTAACGCTGTGGGTCCTCCGCAACCACGTTCTTACCTGAGCGCGGGCATAGTTGATGGACCGTTTGCGAGTGGAGTTGCTTGAAGTCATGATCTGAGGAGACAATCAAGTGTCGTCCTTCAGTCTGGGTGAGAATGGCAATAATGTCGTCTGCTTCCAGCTTAGGAACACGAATGACGAACCAAGGCGTATTCTCGCCTAGCTCCTCAATCAGTTCATCCTTTGCACGGAAAAAGATGGCTTCAATTTTCTTCTCGTGCTCGCTGGCTTTTTGGCGGCTCTCGCGGCGCTTGCCCTTGTAGTGCTCAAACAGGTCACGGCGCCAGTATTTGCCGCCATCGCAACAGATAACGACGCGCCCGTACTGATCACGATTCTTGACATTGATGTTTTTGATCGACGTCATAATCATGTGCTTCATGAGATTGACGTCTGCATCACTGTCAAGTTGTGATGTGTACAGGCACGCCCTCGCAAACTGCGAAAAGTCGATCAATATCACTGAATGCCTCCTTCATGTTGTTATACGTTAGGTGTGATTAACTTGCGTATAACTATAACACAGGACTAGAGCGGGTGTCAAGTCTGTCCTGTTCGTTTGAGTCCACACCAACGTCGCCCGGAGTTTCTTCCAGAAGGTCGCGCTTATCCTGCTCATCCGGAGTAAGCGTTTCAGTGGTCGTTTCTTCCACGTTATCCGGCGTTTCAATTGGCTTCTGAGTGTGCTTCTCCTCAGCCTGCGGCATTTTGTTCTTGTTGTTGAAGTGGTCGATTTCTTCCTGCGTCACGCGACGACCAACAAGAATCTCGCCAGTGTTTGGATCTTTCCAACCACCGCTTTCTAGCACTGCATTAGGGCACCAGCGCGGCGGTGTAGTTTTTCGATCGAGTTCTGTTTTATCAGACATGCCTATCTCCTATTTGTGGTAGATGTTCGTTTACTATTTAATGTTGAACTTCAAGAGCGCCGCGAATGTCTGCAATCACTGAATTGACATCCTGCTCTTTGTGATCGACGAAAATCTTGTCAATTATATAATCGTGTTCTGCGGCGATTGTCATGGAAAAGATCTCGTATGCGTATCTGACGCTATTTTGGAACGCGGAATTGACGTCATATTTACTCTCTTCATTGCCCCTTGCGTTCAACGCTTCAATGTACACAACAGGGAAGAACGGATTCTGCAAGAGCTCTGTTTCAGTGATGAACGCCCATTCCATGAAATCAACCATTTCATCAATCACTTCCTGTTCTGTGTGTTCCCATGGATCGCGCTCGCCACACTCAGAAAAGGCATAGTGAATATGGGCAGCCTCGTATGCAATCCCGGACAGAATCCAACGATCAAGAGCAATACGCTTGCCCGTGTCCAGTTTCTCGCGGATTGTGGACATGATGTCTCGACGGTCCAACATACCCAGCATCATGCCCTTGTATGAGTCATGGCGCTCCTTTTCCTGCTCCATATAATCGCGGTACAAAAAGCCATAGGTATGGTGGGTGGGGAGGGCAATGACCTCGTCTACCGCACCCATATGGAGCATTGAATCGGCGATGGTGGATTTTCCTACACCATCCAGTCCTTCAAGGACAAAGATTTGCGACATCTGCTATGCCTCCAAGATTTTGTAGTGATCGAAATTTTGATTTTCGCCTTTGTAACCATACGGGTTACAAATTACCCGACATCCCTCCGCTGAAATATAGTCCATTGATGCATGGGTGTGCCCGTGGATCCAGACATCGTATTGTTCCAGCAATTCATCAGCGTTTGCACAAAACGCAGGATTCAAGTAATTGCCAGCATATTTCAAGTGAACTGACTGATAGGTTGGAGCATGGTGCGTCATTGCGATCTTAGTTCCAAAACCTTGACAAAGATCCGCGGATACCCGCATACTGTGACGGTGGTCAAAGTGGGCTTTCAGCCAATCTATAGGCGAAATATCATTCCCTGTTTCGCACGACTTGATAGCGCAGAAGTCGTTCATTCCACGAGTTACATAGAAAATGGTTGACTCTTTGCCGCCATTCAAATCTGTCCATAAACTGGACATGGCAAGTGCCACGTCGTCCATTTTACGGAGACCCGGATACAGGTGAAACTCTACATTAGAGGGAAGGTCAAAAATCGTCCGCAGCGCGTATTCTTGAGGGGTTGGGAATGTGGTCCCGTAGTATTCATGATTGCCAGGGATGATGACAACTTCCTGGAAGCGGTCTGCTAGCTCGTGAATGACTTGCCAGTGATAGTCAAACGCCAGAGGGGCAATATCACCTGCAATCAGGAGCGTCTGATCATATTCTCGGTCCATGCGCTTGAGTTCAAATGGCGCATAGCTACAGTTGACGTCCTGGTGGATATCACTTACGATCCGGAAGAGTTGTCGTGACATGATTTATTGCACCCCTTGTTCACGATTCGACGGTAGACATTGTGACGCTGACAACGCTTTCTTCCAAAGCGAGCTGTCAGGTATGAAGCGACCATGCAAGCGGCGAACAGTTGCATGGGATGACCGTCCTGCGCGTTTTCCTCGTAGATTTTTCTGGACTTAGAGCACATTAGATCACCCCGCGTGCAACTGCCGTTCTCGTTATTAGCCCTTATTTATAGTATAGTATAGCAAACGGAGCCGCGGGTGTCAATAGTACGAAAACAGGTCTGCGACCATCTTGTTATGGCGAGCTTGCTCCCATCCTGTGAAGTTGCCCGGTGCGTTCTTTTTGGGCTTTGCTTGGTGCTCAAACGGACTCATATGCCCAGAGGTGTACAGGGTGTGAGCCAGGCGTCTATCCTTCGCAGGTGACGGGTTGCTGTTGTCGTGATTCGTGTATGATACACGAGCACAGCGCGCCGCACTGAACTGGATCAGGTCCGTCACTCCGCTAGTAGCATGAATGGAATCGAGGGTCGGGACAATGTACGGAAGATGCCACTTTCCTTGTTTAAGGTGCCTGGGATCACTGCTAGTCATTTCACGACGCATCAAAGCCGCCAATTCATAGATTTCTGGCTGCGCATCAGCATGAAGGCGCAGGTTGAACCAGTTATCAAAATCAGTTGCCGTGATAATGACGTGGATGGACTCGAACGGCTCCAGTGGACGCCCTGCGATTTGCTTATGTACACCGATCTTGCTCAGGGTCCATGCTGTACCAGCCGCAGCGAATGATCCTGTCCTCCACGCGGCCTTAGCAAGCGCCTTACGGATTCCCGTTAGCTCGCTGCCCGCTTGCATACCCGGCTTATTGGAACCCCAGCAGACGGGCGTTGCGGGGTCTCTGAGAACACGGGCAGCCTTCTTCGCCGTAGGAATTGCGCGTGTGGATGCTGCATTGCGCGAGAACACACGGTGGGTCATCACTTCAGCGTGGATCATGCGCGGGTATTTGAGCTGGAATGTCGTCAGCCTGTTGCCGTAATCGTTGATGCTGTCGGCAATGACACTTACTTCATATCCATAGCTGTTGTCGATCAAATCTTCCTCCTATTTCTCAGATTTTGAGTATTTACATGGATGCAGGGTAAGGTAGCAGTCCGCAAGAATCAGCGCGGAGATGGTAATTGGCCACGTCAGCCACATGAAAAGGAACAAGTAGGGAAGAACATCCGGATTGTCGGGGAAGATCCGACTCTGAATGTTGCTAGAGCAGCGGTCCATTTCAAACCAGACGAAATAGGACGCGGTCAAAATGAATCCGATGATAAGATAGAGCGTGATAAACATAGTTCCTCCTTTTCGGTATTATAGCAAAAAGCCCGGAGCATGTCAACCCCGGGCTTTTACGTCATTACTTACACTCTGGGGCGGCGAGGGCCACTAGAAGTCATGTCAGTGTGAAAAAACGGCGAGGACAGGCTGCCTCGGGATGATGTCTGTATTATCGTGGACCCAGCGACATGCTGCTGGCTGGTTTTGGATGACACCAATGAGATTTTCTGCGATATCTACGTTTGGATCCTCCGATTCTTGGATCTCCAAAAAGCGGAGATCCCCTTCTTTGTCGCAAAATGCAATGTGCATGTTCATGTCACTCTTCCGAATAGCCAGAGACCTTGCGACGGTGTACCCACTGGAGCCGTGCATTGTGCCAGCTGGCCAGCGGACGGAGCAGGCACAGGAAGTATTTGCCTGCCTTGTGGAGAACAACCATGTTCTCCCCGGTCGTGGACAGTTGCGCATTGGTGTTGGATTCACTGAAGATCATATTGAGTTCTCCTTATTGGAAGGTGTGTCGTTGCGGGTTGTAGGGCTCCAGTTCCAGCTGCCCCAGCGTCTCCTCCATGCGGTTAGGAACATACATTTGGTGAACTTGGTTGAAGGTCTGGGCGCGCGGCTTCTTGAAGTAAGCCCTGACAACCTTGCCCTTGTAGTGGATGACATACTTGGGATCCATCTTGTCGCCCATGTAAAGGACAGCCTTGTTGCGCGCCTTGGGCACAGCGCCGATCTTGCGGCACCATTGCTTCCACTCGCGCCCGTGACCAGTGCCGGGACCTGCTAGCGCGTGCGCGATCTCGTGCAGGATAGTGTCCTTGACATGCTCGGGCTTGCCGTTCTCAAGGTACATCTTGGACAGCTCGATATGCTTGCTGCTGTGGTAGCAGCGTCCAAGGGTATTGCGCAGCCGACCGTTGACGCGGAAGGTCCAGCCCTGCTCATCGAGACCCCACTTGCGAAGCTGATCTTGGGCAAACTGACGGTAGTTCATGCTGTACAACACTCCTTTCCCTAACTGTTCGCCTACAGTATAGCAAGAGGGGAGGGTGCTGTCAACCCTCCCGTCCAACTTTCTTCCTCGTTAGACGTAACGCCAGAGGATGATGTCGTAGTCGTCCCCGTGAATGGTCCACATGAAATCCTCCGACATACCATACACGTGGTCTCTGTTCCGTAGAACTACTTGCACACTTTGATCGCGCCCGGGCATGAGACCATCGTTGGTTTCCCATGTACCGAGCGAATGGTCGACCCGGTCGAAGTCGTATAGGTACCGCCAACGCCCTGCTCTGTGCATGCCTGCACGATGCCAAGAAATGGAATGGGTGAGCAATTTAATGCACCGGTTCCAGGTAAACTCATCCTCGAACTCAATATATCCGCTACCGGATGCAGGAAGCTCGTCAAC